AAACCTTCATCGTCGGCGACGAACCAAAACCCGTCTAACTCGTCATAGATCGCGATCATGCTGCGCGCCTCCGCTTAAACGGATCACTCAGGCTCTCAGCCGTGTGACCAAGGATGGTTTGCTCGGCGACCCCGACATGATGATCCCTGATCTTCCGCCACCCTCGGTCTCGGTAGTAATAACCACCGGCCTGAGCGCAGTTTGAAATGTCGTTGGGATCGCCAGTCAGAGCGCGTAAGAACTCTGCGGCGCTGACCTTGCTGGCGTCTGCGATAACGGCGCGGGTCATTGCTCACCTCGCGCTTTGGCGAGAGCGTTACGAGCGAAGGTCATGCGGTCGTTCGCTGCGTGAGCGATTGGCGAGCCGTAGCGGCTGAACTTCTCGAACTCGATCAGCAGACCGTCGAGCGCGAAATAGAGATCGTCCGCCGCCTCAACGCGCGCTCGATGCGCCTCTTGCGGAGTGAGGATGCGCGTTCTCACAGTTGCACCGCCAGCATCACGCCAATCGCAGCAGCCGCAAGGAGCATCACGACCAAATGCCAAACAGGTATCGGCGGATGCACCCGTAGCTTGATCTGGTTGACTCTGAGGTCGATTGGATCTGGGCGAAACGCTTTGCCCTGACGAGCATAGGATTGCTCGATCGTGGTGAGCCGCGCCCCGCGATGAAGCGGGATCACCTCGCCCCACGGCGTCATTGCTGAAGGATTGTGAGGCATTATGCGGCCTCCTTCGCCCAGTGGCGGTAGAACAGCCGCTGCTCAGCGGTCATGTGTTCGATCTGCGACGGGCGGAACTCGAACCACACGCCGTCATGCTCATCGAGGATGATGACGCCGTTGCGGTGGGCGGCTAATTCGCCGGCCTTGCGGTGCGCTTCGGAAATGCCGTCGCACTCGATTTTGTCGATCCCGCGAACTTCGCCCGCGAAGCTATCGACTGCGAGAACCGTGAATTTCGCCACTGTTCATCCCCATCAGACGGAATGTCTGTATGAGGAGTGTCCTACGCCTAACGTCGGATCATGTCAAACGATTTTCGTAGGCTCTACGACGAAAAGTTGTTAACACTTCGGAAAGGTTCGACCGCCGAAGGTCGCGAATCGCTCGGGTCAAGCTTATCCTTGTCACGCGGAAGGGTAGCGCGTAGTGGAGTCTAACAGTGGGAACAGATCAAGAACATCGCTTCAGTGCGCGTGATGAGGATCGTTTTCTGGCGGAGCTGCTGAAACAGATGCTCGACGCCGAAAACGAAGGGCCTGAAAGAACGCCTCCGCAGCATCAAGCGACCGCCGCCGCTTCGGATCAGAGACGTATTCGGCGAATGCTCGAACGTCTGCTGTCAATTCTTCCAGAGCGCTCTCCGGAGATCGCGAGCCCAGCTCCTCAGCCAGGTATCGGACGACCAGTCGTAACACTGGCGCCGGGAGCGGTGCAACCTCCGCCGGGGATGGTTCTAGTCCAAAAGCTCGGACCAGCTTAGCGCCTTCGTCAAGGGTCAGCTTGCGATCCTTGCGCTTGATTTCCGGAATGCGCGAGTCGGGCAGGCCGAGCGCGTTGGCGATGTCGATGTTGCGAATGCCTTTTTCTTTTAGGCGCGCGAGTAGTTCGTCTGTGTCCAACACACGATTCGGTTGCCGCAGAGCGTAGGGCAATGCCACCACCCATTTCGTAGGGAAGGCTTGACCACTACCTACGTTTTCTGTAGTCACGTTCGGCATGACGGCAAAGGACATCATCGATCAACTCGGCGGCGTAATGCAGGTCGGGCGCGATCTGGGAATCAGCTTTACGACCGTTAGCGGTTGGGCGCGGTTCAACCAGATCCCGGAATGGCGGCAGGCCAAACTGCTTGAACTGGCGATGTCCAAGGGCGTCACGCTTTCCACTGCCGACTTTCCGAGCCGCGATCAGCGCATAAATCCGCAGGAAGCCGCAGCATGATTCCCGCATGGCCCGCTCCAGCCATGCAGTGGATGGGTGGCAGCATTGCCCCTGACTGCCACCCATCTTCGCCACCCGGTATCCGCTGATGAGCGGCGGGGGAAGAGAAGTTCATGGCCTCGGCGCTGGACAGCGCAACGATTGGGCCACGCCACCTGAAATCTTCGAGGCGCTTGGTTGTCGCTTCGATCTGGATGTTGCCGCGCCAATCGACGGCCCGCTTCACGTTCCGACTTCGCGCTGGTTCTCGTCTGACGGTCTCACGCAGGATTGGTTCGGCTTCGTCTGGATGAACCCGCCATTCGGTGGACGCAACGGCATTCGCCCATGGCTCGACAAATTTCTCTCGCACGGCAACGGCATCGCTCTGACGCCTGACCGCGTGTCCGCGCCGTGGTTCCAGGCTAACTGGTATCGACCAGCCGCGATCCTGTTTACACCGAAAACGCCGTTCCTGCTGCCCAACGGCGAGAAGGCGGGCAATCCCGCATTTGGAAATGCTTTCTGGGCTTGCGGCGATCGAGCCGTGCAGGCCGTCTCGCGCGCCGAGGTCAATGGCTTCGGTAAAGCATGCTTCCCCGTGGCGCTCAAAGCAATCGCGAGCGCCGCATAGATGCCCGCTCTCTACACCGCTCTCGCAATCCTCGGCTGGCTGGTCGTTGGTCTGATCCTGTTCGCGATTGCCTGGGCTGTGCTCAGCTTCGAGCGGATCATCGATTTTGCCGCGCAGCTTTTCGATGATGAGGACGGCAACGTCGCCGATGCTTGGGGCGATATCCCCGCTCTCCATAAGGAGATGAGAGCGGGCGGCCAGAACCTTCTGACAGCGGGGGGAGTCGCTGATACCGAGCGCGACCGCCCGTCTCGTACACGCAACACACATATTTTTCTTTCCGGTCCTCTTAGCGGGACGGAGGCATAATAGATGGCCTCGCTTCCGATTTCTGCGAACGATTCTTTGCTCGTTTCCCGCAGCTCGGTTCGGGAGCGTATCAAAGACGCTCTTCGCCTCTATGTGGGCAGGGGGCGGCGCTACTCTGTCAAAGAGCTGTCGAACGGCACCGGCGTTCCGGATCGCATGATCGAAAGCGCGATGTGCGCCGTGGACGATCCTGATTACCGCCCGCTCACACTAGAGAATTTGTTGAGCATTGCCAAGTTTTTAGGCCCGACTTTCGCGTCGGTTTACCTAGAGCTGGCGGGGCTTGGCGCGTTCGAATTGATGGAGGGGCAACCGCCTCTCCCGCGCGTGCTCGATGCGTGCGCCTCCCCCTCTGACGAGACCACCACTGAGAAACGCCGCCGCCTCATTCGCGAGCTTGCGGCACTGGAGGACGTGGAATGATCGACAACAAGCACATGCAGTCACTGATCGATGCGCCGCTAGCTAATGCGATCAAGGTCAACCTCCCTGGCGGAAAGCTCGCGGCGCGGCGGTCGCCCAAGCCGGAATATGGCGACGAGATCGGATGCCCGAAGGTGTCTGCGAAAGAACTGAAGGAACGCAAGCGCAAGGCTGAGGAGGCTAAGCGCAGCGACCTTTACGACTACTACGCCGCCACCGACCTGACCCCCAAGCGCGTGGCCGAACACATGGGCATCTATCGTCAGGAGCAAACCGGCACCGACGATCAAGGCAAGCCGGTGTTTGCTCGCGTGCTCGATGTCAAAACGGTCGAGGCTCAACTCGCATGGCGACGGAAGTCTGCGGCGTGAGCCTCCGCAACTGGCTATTCCTTCGCCGCCACAAGCGAGTCTGTAACCGCACAATCGCAAGCGCTCGTGAGCTTGCATTGCACGGCGCTCGTCAACGTAAACAAGCCTGGATCGCATTACGCGATGCAAAGACCGAGCAGCTCCGTCGAGAGATTGAGCTGACGCGGACGCGGGGGATCGCATGATCGCCCAGGCCAACAATCGCCAGAGAGGCCTGTTCGCGCTCGGCCGGCTGAAAGTCGGCACCATGAACAAGACCGAGGCAGCTTATGAAAGCGATCTGCGGGACGCTCTGAGCCTCGGTGACATCCAATGGTATCGCTTTGAAGGCATCAAGCTCCGACTCGCCGACAACACATTCTACACGCCCGATTTCGCGGTGATGGCGCGCGATGGCGTGATGGAATGTCATGAGGTCAAGGGCTTCTGGCGCGATGACGCTAGGGCAAAGATCAAGATCGCAGCAGAGCAATACCCTTTCCGGTTCAAGGCCGTCCAGGTCCTCGCGAAAAAGCATGGCGGCGGTTGGAAGGTGGAGACCTTCTGATGCCTCTGTCTCAGCAACAAATCGCGGAGCACGCGCAGCGCTTGGCTCAATTCGCCGAGTTGCTGAGCCTCGACCTCACCACACGGGAAGCTGCGGAGCGCATGGGGATCACCCCCAAACGCGCTGACAAATACCTCGCCCGCATCCGCAAAGAGCTGGGGCCGCAGGCATGTTAGAGTCCACTCAGCGAACCTGCGACCAATATCGCCGCATGACTGAGGCTGGCGATGATCCATGTGACGTCGTGGGCCGACTAGCTTCGCTGCACGGCGTTACGCGACCATCGATATGGCGCCGCCTTCGCATCGGAGGAGTGCTCCCACCCTATGCAGTCAGGCCAGGTGCCAGGAGTCGCCGCCGTAGCGTATCGGAGATCAAAGTAGCGGCTAGCGAATTACCTCGTGTCGATCGCGATCCATGCCCACGCTGCGGCGTTCGCCGTGACGTAGGATGCGGGCATTCTCAGGCGCCGTTGGGAATGGTGCTGTGACGCGCGACCTCTCACCACTCGCTCGCGTGCTCAACCGCGTTGAATGCCCCTCTGCGCGCAAGATCGTCATCATGTCCAAATGGGAGCGCAAGCAGCTCACGAACGAAGAGGCAGAGCGTCTTATCCAGCTTTGCGGATTGGAACATGCGTGACCGGGTACGTCGCTATGCGCCGCGATTGGCAGGACCACGATGTGTTCGGAAGCGACGAGTTTTCGCGCCGGGACGCTTGGGCGTGGCTCATTGCGCAAGCCGCGTGGAAGCCCACCAAGACCAGAATCAAGGGCTCGACGGTCATGCTTGAGCGCGGCGAACTCTGCTTTTCCGTGCGCTTCCTCGCGGAGAAATGGCGTTGGTCGAAGAGCAAGGTCGATCGGTTCCTCGCCACTCTGCGCGCTGAAGGCATGATCGAAACGCGATCAAAAACCGGGACAACAGCGGGACACCCAGCGGGACAAGGGCAGTCCATCATAAGCATCTGTAATTACGAGAAGTTTCAATCGCCGCTGAAAGGTCAGCGGGACAACGACGAAACGCAAACCGGGACAACAGCGGGACAACAGCGGGACAAAGAAGAAGAAGGGAATAAGATTATACCATTAGCTAACGCTAATGGCGCGTCCGATTCCGACAAGGAATTTTGGGACAACGCCAAGTCCTACCTTGGGCCGAAGCGGGCCAGTCTGATTGGGCAGTGGGTAAGGGATCACGGCAAAGAGGCCACTGCGTCAGCGATCACGGCGGCTCAGCTAGATCGGGCCGTCAACCCCGTCGAGTTCATCCAAGGGCGGTTCAGAAAGATGACGCGACCGCAACCAGCGGTGCCGTTGTGATCTGGCGTCCGGTGAAGGCAGGCAAGCAGCTCTGCCCCGAGTGCTCCCATGCTCGGAAAAACAAACGGGATCGGTGTCTCTCAGTTTCACGGAAGGATGATGGGTATGTCTGGCTCTGCCACAACTGCGGTTTCCGAGGGTCCGACGCTACATCCCAAGCACGACCTTTGGCTGAAAAAACGCGGCATCCAATCCGTTATCGCGCAGACAATGGGGGTCAGCACATCGACCGACAATCAGGGCAACTGGCTTGTGTTCCCGTATCGCCTCGACGGTCGAATCGTGAACCGCAAGTTCCGTCTGACGGCAGAGAAGCAGCACCGCATGGACCAGGGCGGAAAGCTCTGTTTGTGGAACGCCGAGGCCTTGCGGTTGCCCCACGTCGCGAGCGGAGCGCCCGTGATTATCACCGAGGGCGAATTTGACGCGCTCATTGCCATCCAGAGCGGGTTCCAGGCGACGGTCTCGGTTCCCAACGGAGCGCCGGCAGAGCGCATCGACGATCCGGTCAATTCCAACCGCTATCGCTTCCTGTGGGAAAGCAATGACGACTTGGAGCGGGTCAAGCAGTTCGTTCTCGCGACAGACGGCGACAAGCCCGGAGTAACGCTGGCCCATGATCTGGCGGCGATCCTTGGCCCAGAGCGCTGCAAGTTCGTCACCTATCCGGACGGCTGCAAGGATCTGAACGAAGTGTTCCTGGCCGAAGGGGCGGTTGGGGTCTCGCGTGTCATCGACCAGGCCAAGCCGTTTCCGGTTAAGGGTCTCTATCGCATCGACGATTTCCCGGAAGCGCCAGAGCTTCAGTCGATGGAAACCGGAATCGATTGCCTCAACGAGCACATGCGGATTGTGCTCGGGACGCTCACGGTTTTCACCGGCTACGCCAACATGGGCAAAACCACGGTCATGAACACGGTCGTCGCACACGCCATTGCTCACGGCGTACCGACATGCGTGGCGAGCTTTGAAACAGCCCCGAAACCAATTCTCATCGACGGTCTCGCAAAAGCAATGATCGGTTGCAGCGACTACGAGTTCGCCAATCATCCTCTGAGGGCAGGAGCCTACAAGGAAATCGGAAGTAAACTCACCATCATCTCGAACGCTCTGGACGAAGAGTTGGAGTTCGACATTGATACGTTCCTCGACACGGCGCGGGCATCGATCGTCCGCGACGGAACGCGGCTCATCGTCTTGGACCCGTGGAACGAACTCGAACACAAACGGAGACGGGACGAGAGCCTGACCGAATATGTCGGCCGCGCCATTCGCCGGGTAAAGTCCTTCGCAAGGCGCAACAACGTCGCGGTGTGGATCGTCGCGCATCCGACCAAGCCACAGAAGGGCGTCAACCAGATGCCCTCGCTGTATGACGTTTCGGACAGCGCCAATTGGTCGAACAAGGCCGATTATGGGCTCGTCTATCACCGGCCAGACAAGACCGTGAACGCCGCTCAGCTGGCGGTCGTCAAGGTTCGCATGGGACTGCCTGGATTCTGCGGAGTGCAGGACGTGTTTTTCGACCACCGCGTCAGCCGTGTTGCTGGCATCTCACCCACCGGAGAAAGGTAATGGCGTATCGGGGGAGGCCAAAGCTGACGATGACGCGGCGCAGACGGCAGATCCTGCTGGAGTTGGCTGACCTCACGGCAAGCGGACAAAAGGTGAGGTTGGCTGAATTGGCGAGACGCTGCGGACTGTGCGATTACCGAGAAGCACGACGGATCCTCAAAGACCTGAAACGCATGGGTGCCGTAGTTTGATTTATTCCTCCGTGCCCAAGCGCTGAAATAGAGATTATCTGGATTGCCGAGCAAATAGTCAGGAGGCTCGGCATGTTACAGCTGCTGATTATCGCCATCATCGTTGGCGCAGTCATTTACATCGTTCGCATTCTTCCGATCGATGACACCTTCAAAGCAATCGTCACCGTCATCGCGATCGTCGTCTTCGCCATCTACGCGATCAAGATGCTGGCTCCGATTGCAGGGCTGAGCTGATCACATGGCGGGGGAGGAATCAGATCTAAGCCGAGTTGTCGATTTTCCAGTCGTGGCACTGACCAAGGCCGGAACGATCGCTGCGACTAGGGCAAGAAAGCCGGATATGCGCGAGCCCGAATGGACGGCTTGGCTAATGGGTAAATTCGATAAATGGCGAGACCTCGTCAACCTAACCGCCGCGAAGCGCATTGACTTAGAGAAATACATTGCTCCGGTTGGAGTCAGGGCGCGGACAACCCGCTCGCTTGGGCTGTGCAGAGCGGATGCCATAATCTGGCACTCTGACGACTGCATTTCGATTGTCGAAGCCAAGATCACCTCATCACCGACCGATGTTTGTGGGGCTATCGGCCAGCTGATCTACTACAAAACGCTGGCTGAAAATTATTGGGGTGTGCGTGTCTGTGCGCTCATTGTGGCTTCACGATATCTACCCCCATTTGTTCTTGATGCGATTGCGAATGTCCGCGCTCCAGTGCGCTTCCTTAAGGCGACTGATGACGAATGCATTGGGCTTGTTCCGCAATACGATGACATTGATCTGAACATTCAGGCGGAGCGCGCCTGATGCCGTTCGTTAAGGGCCACAGTGGAAACCCAGGCGGGAGACCAAAAGCGGTTCTTCCCGATGGTCGCAGTGTGCAGGAGTTGGCTAGGGAGCACACTGAAACGGCGATTAATGCGCTCGTCTCTGTGCTGATCAGTGATGACACTCCACCAGCGGCTATTGTCTCAGCGGCGAGTGCCATTCTGGATCGCGGTTGGGGCCGACCGAAACAAGAGGTCGAGGCTGGCGAGAATTTGATGTTCGTGCTGGCGGATATCATCGCCGAGCGCCGTTCCAAGGTTTCAGAGATGAACAGTGGCAACGAAGCCTGACGCTCTTCGGATGCTAGCGGAGGACATCGCGTCCTTCACCCATGATCCACTAGGCTATGCGGTCTATGCGTTCCCGTGGGGCCAGCAGGGCACGCCACTGTCTGAATCCGATGGCCCTCGCGAATGGCAATGCGCACAGCTTGAGGACATCGGAGCCCATCTCGCCAATCCACTGACGCGGCACACGCCATATCGCGATGCGACAGCCTCAGGCCACGGCATCGGCAAGTCGGCTGACATCGGCATGATCGTCAGCTGGGCGCTCGATACTCACGAGGATA